AGGAGCTTCAGAGCGAGTCTTTTGGTGAGGGAGCTGATTATAAATATACGAAATTCAATCTTGCCGATATCAAGAATATATTGCCAGCATCACTGTTGGCAGAATTAGATTTATTTAAGAAAAGGGAATTTTAAATGGAAAAAGTATTTAAATCTTATGACACCGCAGGAAATCCAATATATGGAAATCCCTCATTTTTAGAATGTGATTGCAATTCAACAGGCGGATGCCCTGAGTGTAATCCGTTTCGTCCATTTTGGGAAGAGGATATAGAAATGGCTGAAATGAGAATAGATGAATATAACGAAATATTGAAAAAGGAAGACAATGATTAATCCCCAAAACTATCCTGAGAAAAGCCCTGAATGGGTACTGACCAAATTCTTTGAGGCCTGGGAAAAACGGAATTGGAAGGCGATGCTTAAGCATTGCCAGATATCATGGAGAACATTACTGTCTGATGCGGAGAAGACGCTGTATTTTCAATTCAGGAATAAGCTTTTGAGTGCGAAGATACTGAAGACAGAAAAAGTTAGCGACGTAACAAGAGATATTTCAGTCGAGATTTATTATAAAGATATAAATATCAAACGGAGAATAAGGAGAAAAGCTAGGCTGATTTGTGAGACAACCCCGATGCAGCCATCGGTTGACGGGACTTATGGTGTAAATCCTACAAGTATGATTAGAGCGAGAAGATGAAATTATACCAAAATAAAAATTGGCTATATCATGAATATATAATTAATGAATTGTCTGCGGCCAAAATAGCATCAATATGTAAACCTGAAAAGATATTAGATGATATAACCCCAAATTCTATCAGATATGTAGGCAATAGAATGTGGTGGAGAAAGTTGCCAAATGGTAAATACAAGAATCCCGATTTTAAGGTAACGGGTCAGAATAAGGTTATAGAAGTCTTTGGAAAATATTGGCATAAAAATGATGAAACTAAAGAATTAATAGATTTATATAAACAAATAGGAATTGATTGTTTAATTTTTTGGGAGAATGAAATTTATAATCAACAAGATTTAATAAAAGATAAAATAGAAAAATTTATTGAGGCATAAATGAGCTTTACAGGCCAACTGGACAAGACCGTGAAGATTAAAGACTTCACTAAAGGAATAGCGGACGGAATGGGTGGTTATGAGCCTTCAACATGGACTACTATCTATAAGCGTATCAAGGCGGCCATCGTACTCATTCCCAAAGGTGAGCAGATATTAGCATATGATAAAGCTAATGTCTTCGCAGAATTCTATTGGTACATGGAATATTTGTCTGGAGTAAAAGAGTCACAGAGGATTTACTGGGGAAGCAAAGTCTATGAGATAAAGCTTGTGTTGCCCTGGAGAGAGAAGGGGCGGTTTATGAAGCTTGCTTGCATGGAAAGAGGAAGGGAAATTTAATGGCTACACATGTAAAAGGAATCCCCGAAGTCATAGCCAATCTGAAGAAGTATCAGTTTATCAAGACTCAGGCTATAAAGGATAGGCTGAAGAAGCAGGCGTTTAAGATTGAATTGGCGGCTAAAGAACAATGCACTGTTGATACAGGTCGTCTCAGAGCTTCTCTTTCAACTAATTGGGCTGGGAGCTCGCTGAGTGAAGGTAAAACAGGAGGGCAAGCTAAGTCAGGAGATGGGGTGAAGAAACCAGAGGGACCAAAGGATTTGGTCTATGCTGTTGGTACCAATGTTAAATATGGGCCTTATATTGAACACGGAACGTCAAAAATGGCAGCCCAACCATATCTTTTCCCAGCCTATTTTATGTACGAAGGCGAAACTGTTGCAGCGATTGCTATGATTATGAAAAAGGACGTGAGGTTGAAATGATAAATTTATTTAAGGTTTTTGTACCGGAGTCGGTAGATAAGCCTTTGCTTGAAGTTTTACACTCAGGCTATATAGGGCAGGGGGTTCAGGTAGATAAATTTGAGGATAAAATTGCTGATTTTCTCAATATGCCGCACAATAAACACGTGGTAACTGTAAATGCCGGCACTACAGGGCTTCACATGGCCTTGAAATTAGCTAATATAAAGCGAGGCGATGAGGTGATAAGTACGCCCATGACCTGTTTTGCTACAAATGCCCCTATAATTCACAGCGGTGCTAAAATCGTATGGGCTGATATAAATCCTAATGACGGCAATATAGACCCAAATGACATCGAGCATTTAATCACGACTAAAACAAAAGCTATCATGATTGTAGACTGGGGCGGGAATCCCTGCTCATATGATGAGATAAATAGCATTGCCAGGAGATACGGCCTTCTAGTTATAGAGGATGCTGCGCAGGCTTTGGGGGCAGAATATGGGGGGATGAAAGTAGGCTCTTTTTCTGATTATACAGAGTTCAGCTTGCAGGCTATCAAAACAATTACCTCAATTGATGGGGGTGTTTTAGTATGCAAAAGGAAACAGGATCGTGACCGAGGAGTTCTCCTGCGGTGGTATGGAATGGATAGAACAAAAAGTAGAGAAATGAGATGCCTGGAAGATGTACCTGAGGCCGGTTTTAAATGGCATATGCACGACATCTCAGCCGCTGTAGGGATTGAAAGCCTGAAATATATTGATGACAACCTCAGAAAGCAACGAGAAAATGCTAATTTTTATGATGTAGAACTATGGGGGCGGGAAATAACGAAATGTAAACCTCTAAAAAGGAGTAAGAAAAAGCTAAGTAGTTTCTGGCTTTATACTCTATTGGCTGATGATAGGGTTGGATTTATAGAATTTATGAAAAAGAATGGAATTCATACGAGCCGGGCACATGCAAGGAATGATAATTATAGCTGTTTAAAGCAATTCAAGGGGAGAAAATTGCCGGGGGTTGATTATTTTGATTCACACCAGGTAAATATTCCTGTTGGCTGGTGGGTCATGCCGGAAGATAGGAGATACATAATGGATAAAATAACGGAGTTTGATCATGTTTCTATATAAAGGAATAGGCTTGCGATTAGTCGAGGAGAGAGACTTAGAGGAAATGAGGACGCTGAGAAATTCTCAATCAACATGGCTCTGGCTTACAGACGTAAAGCCGATTAGTAAAATTCAACAAAAACAATGGTATGATAAAATATCATTAGACGATAGCATAGAATATTATGCAATTGTTGAGGAAAAACAAGAGTTCCCAATTCAATATGAAGGGGATTTTTTGGGTATTGCCCGGATAACAAATATTGATTTGGTGAATAGATCGGCAATGATTGGGCTTGATATAAAGCCGAATTTCAGAGGACAGGGGATTGGAACTAAAGCATTTACGGCAATTTTAGAATATTTTTTCAAACACAGAAATTCCCATCGGCTGCATCTTATGGTTTTGGATGGTAACGACGTGGCATACAAATTATATAAAAGCGCCGGATTCAAGGACGAGGGCAAGCTCCGGCAGGCGATCTGGAGAAATGGCTGCTGGAATGATTATATTGCCATGTCGATATTAGAGGATGAGTATAGGAGCCAAAATGCACTATGAAGACCGTCTTTATTGGGATCGATGCAGTAAGAAGTATCCACGCTATTTCAATGACCCAAGTAAAATAATTGAATTCGGCAGTTTTAATATAAATGGTTCTATTCGGGATTGGTTTAATTGCTCCAATTATACTGGCCTTGATTGGATAGCCGGCCCATGTCACGACGCTCCATTTAAACCAGAGAGTTTTAATACCGTTGTTTCCGCCTCAATGCTAGAACACGACCCCTACTGGGAAAAAAGCATAACTAAAATGGTAGAGGTTCTGAGGCCAGATGGGTTATTTGCTATATCTTGGGGGGCAGCGAGGAATCTTTTGCATCATTTAGAGATGGCTCCTGATGGCGGATTTCATGCTTTAAGGGCAGGGCTAGTCCTGCAGCTTTTAGAAAAACTTGAGCTTTATGTCCATGAATTTCAATATGACCGGACAATTTGTCTGGATCATGGTGATGAAGAATTCATCAAAGATCATAAGGTGAGGGAAGATCCGATGTATGGCATGGGGGAAACTGTAATTGTTGGATTCAAAGATAAGGCTTATGCTGCAGGAGAGCGGATCATTGAACCATTAATAGAAGAGGACATGATATTATGAAGTCAGTATCAATTTTGATAACGAACCATAACGTAGGCGATACGATTGCGCTATGTATTGAATCGATCCGGAAATATACCAAATACCCACACTCTATTATTGTTTATGATGACGCAACAGACCCTAAACAATATAATGATTTAATTTATTTGAGAGAAGCCCATAAAAAGGGTTGGCTGAGATTAATTGAAGGCAATCCTCGTATAATGCACGGGAAGGCGATTGCTCACTTATTGGGTGAAACTAAAGCTGATCTGGCTATGATTCTTGACTGCGATATACAGGTAAAAGATGTTGGATGGCTTGGAGATATGGTTAGAACGCAAGAGATGACAGATGCTTGCCTTGTGGCTGATATGGAATCTTTTTCTGATGGGGATGATTTGCAGTGTGCTTTTTCAACCTGGTTTTTCATGCTGGATATGAAGCAATATCCGAATGTAGAGGCGGAGTGGTGTTATACGCCCAGGGGAGATGGGGGGCTTAGGCCAACTGGTTGGCAAATATGGAAGAAAATCCATGACCAGAAGCGTATCATTACTTCACTGCCTGAAGATATGAAGGAGCGATTTTGCCATCATACTCATATTTCAGTGTTATCGTTGCCTAAAGAAGGGCCGAATTATGCTGTCTGGCTTTCACGCTATGCAGTGATTCAAGCAGAATTAAGTCGGATCAGGAGAGAAGAATGAAGACCGCATCTATACTCATTCCTAATTATAATTCATTTGAGGCTATACAACTTTGCATCGAAAGTATCAGAAAACACACGCAATATCCTTATAAAATTATTGTTTATAATGATAGATGTATAAACAGCGTAGACGCAATATACCTCAAGGATTGCCTTGAGAAGGGTTGGATACATGAGCTTTATTCAGGCGATGTTCAGCAGACACATGGCGGGTCGCTAAATATTCTAATTAATGAGAAATGCAAGACAGATTATGCGGCTATAATCGACTGCGACATCTGGATCAAAGAGGACGGCTGGTTAGAAGACCTAATAAACGAGGCCGAGAAAAACCCCATGACTCTGGCTGTAGTCGATTTTAAGGACGGGGGTTATGCCTTTGACGGCGGGTACAGGACGGCCTTTTACCTCTTCTGGTTCGGGTTGATCAATATGAAAAACTATAATGATGGCATGAAAACTGATTGGATGCTGAGCGTTGAGGATAGGAGAAAAGAGCCATATCGCTCTGAGTTTGCAGCTATATATCCTCCGGAGAAAAACGATTACTTTATGAATCTTTTTAAAAAAGGCCATTTCCCGTTTAAGACCGTTGAGGGTTGGCCTAGAAATAGAGTTGTCAATGACCCAGGCTCACAGCTCTTTATTAAGGTAAAACATGATAATCCAAAAGGGTTTAAAGTCGTTCCCTTGCCTTCGCAGGTTAGAAAGAAATTTTATCATTTCGAGCATATATCGATGATCTCAATTCCCTCGCCTCTGCATGAAGAGGCGGTAGGAATAGCCAGAAGAGAGCGGTTTAGGATGATAAAAACAGAATTAAAAAAATTGAGAGGAATGGCATGACTTTTAAAGGCGGGCAGATGAGCAAATCAATATCAATTTTAATCCCTACTCGAAGAGCTTTTGAAGCGATAGAGCTGACTATTGAAAGTGTGCTCGCAAGGACTTGGTATGATAATTTTAGGATAATTGTGTGCGATAATTCACAAGGCAAAGGAGAGGGCAATAGGCTTGAGTATCTGAAGCAACATGAAAAGAACGGTACTATAAAATTGATAGAAAGCATGAGCGGGACAGGCACTTGGAAATTAGAGCCTGGAGGTTTATGGCGAAACGATTATGGGCATGGTAGTAATCTCAAAATATTATTAAAAGCATGTGAGACAGATTATGCGGTGCTTTTATCATCTGGGATAGAGGTTTTGAAAACAAACTGGCTAGAAACATTTATGGATATAATTAAAACAAATAAGGATTTGGGCGCAGCTAGATATCGTGCAGCAACAAGCCTTGAGGATTCCTGGATAGCGCCTTGTTGGTGGCCTAATTTGATGATTTTGAATATGAAACTCTATCGTGAAATTATGGATGATTCTGATTGGGATCTGGGGCGAATGGCTTATGCCGATTATCCGTATAAGTATCTTTTTGATAACATAAAGGCTCCGGAAAAATTTGACCCAGATGGAGAAATGATATTTCTTGACACAGGCTACAACCTATGGAAGAGACTAGAGCATGATAACCTCAAAGGATATAAAATGATTAATTTCGACACAGTGCCGGCTGAATACCAATGGCGGCATGATTTCAATTTCTATATCGGGCTTGACAGGAATTCACATAGGCCGGAGCATCCATTTGTCCGGGATCAAAGAGTTTCAATAAAAGAAAGATTAAGGATATTAAGATGCCAGAGCTAAGTATTATAACTGCTAATATTGATTCGCCTGAATGGGCTGAATTGCTGATTAAATCTATCCGAAAATTTACAAGTATAGATTACGAAATTATTATTATAGACAATGGCTCCCTACCAAAAAACCTTACGTGGTTGGGGAAGCAAGAAGATATCAAGTTAATTAAGCTCTTGTCAAACATAGGTCACGGCAATGTAATGGATTTAGGCACTCAAATATCAAGATCAAGGTATGTCGCATTTTTCGATGTTGACTCTCACGTCCAAAGACCTGGATGGGATAAAGAGCTGGTAGAGCTTTACAGCGGTGATGATAAGATTAAGCTAATTGGAGTTATTGGGCCAGAACATAAGCCCCTGCATCCGCCCTTGTTTTTTTATGAAAAGGAATTTATCTTAGAAAACAATATTTCCTTTAGATACCTCCCCCGTCTTTCCACCGATACTGCACAGAAAGCTTACTGGGATATCTTGAATATGGGATTTAAAGTCGAAAGACTTGAAAAGGGCGAGAAGATATACAATTGCATAGGGGACGAAATACATCTGAATGGTAAATCTACAATCTATCATAACTGGTATGGAACTCGATTTAATGAAAATAATCCCAATAAAAGGAAAGACAAGCTTGATGGTTATACTCTTGAAGAGCATCTTAAAAATAAAAAGCAATTATTTGAACATCCGAAAGTCATAGAGATATTGAAATGAAAATTAATTATCTTATTACAGTTGTTATCCCTTTGAAGAATACTGCGGATTATCACCGGGAAACTAAGCGGCTTGGAGATTGTCTTAATAGCCTAAAAAATCAAACCGTTCCTTATAATCAAATAGATGTTATTGTGGCCGATATTGACAGCGATCCATATTATAAAACAAAGCATAAGGAAATATGTAATAAATTTAAAGCCCGCTATATCTACACCAAGACTGGCGATGTGTGGAATATATCAAAAGCCAGAAACATAGGGATAAGGGATGCGCGGGCAAAATTCGTCATGACAACTGATGTTGATTGTATTTTTGCCCCTAATTTCATTGAGACAGTTTCAAAGCATATGGCAGATGATAAAATAGTTCACTGCAGGATAAGCGATTTACCCGGAAATTATGACGGGAAATTGGATGATTTTATCTGGATGGGTAAAGTATCCACATTGCGGCCGCCCTTTGGTTTTGGGGGATGCCAGGTTTTCCCTAAAAAATGGGCGTTCAAGGTACATGGATTTGATGAAGCCTATGTAGTTTGGGGGGCGGATGATACGGATTTTTATTTACGTGCCATACAGGATGGGCTAGAGAGTATCTGGATAGAAAGAGAGACCTCTTTTTTCCATCAATATCATGAGACGGAAAATAATGTGAAAAACAGAAAATATGTAAGCGAGAATAGACTCAGGCTAAAAGCGGTAGAACTTGAAAAATTGCCTATTATAAGAAATGAAACTGGATGGGGCGAAAAGAAAACAGCAAAAACTCCCTTAAAAATATCAGCTAATAAATTACAAAATACAGCTATTTTGATAACGACATTTATGCGAGATCCTGCTCTTTTTACTTGTCTGGAATCTATAAGAAAATATTATCCTGATATAGCAATTTATGTTGGCGATAACGGGAAAGTAAACCAGAAGAAAAAAGATATCTGTAAACGCCATAATAGCATTTACGTTAAAGCCCCGTTCGACTGCGGGGTGGGAGAGACTAGAAATAGGGTTTTAGAAAGGATGTCGAAACAATATAAATATGTCGTTATATGCGAGGATGATGTCCTGTTCACAGAAGAAACTAAATTGGAGAATTGGGCTGTTATTTTAGATGCTAAAAAAGACATTGGAATAGTTGGGGGAAAGCTCTGGAAGCAGAATACTGGGTTCAATTATGAAGCGTGGATGTATGCTGAAAAGGCGACACTTTATATAGAGCGCATAGATAAATTTGACTGGAAAGTGGCAGATATCGGCATTAAATATGCATACTGCGATATTGTGCTTAATGTCTTTATGATGAGGCGTGAGGTTTGGGATAGTCAGAAATGGGACCCGAAAATTAAGACATGGCCTGAACATGAGGATTTTTTCTTTTCAGTTAAGAAAAATACAAATTGGAAAGTGGCCTATACGGATTCTACCAGCATGGTTCATAAGTCAGTGGCTTACGACAGAGACTATGCAAAATATCGTATGAGAACAGATGGTATAAAAATATTCTCTAAAAAATGGGGGATAGAATATATTTGGAACTCCTGGCATAAAAGCTGGGGGAAAGCAAATCCGTTGAGGATAGGTTTCCTTATCCCTAAAGGTAAAAAACCGAAACAAAGACTGAGGCTTGAAAATAAAAACGGGATTGCCATTGGGATAAAAACTTTCTTCCGGGAAGAGCTTTTATTTAAAGCCCTTGATTCGATAGAAGAATATTTTCCACTTCCTTATAGACTCTATATCGCTGATGATGGAGATGTTTCCGATAGGAAAGAATATAGATATCAACAGCTTGCAAATTCCGGACACACAATAATAAAACTTCCTTTCAATAGTGGCATTTCCGTAGGCAGGAATCAGATTGTAAAACATGCAATAGAGGATTATATCTTAATTATGGATGATGATATATCAATACAAGACCCAAAAACTATAATAAATATGAAAAACGTCTTAGACGCAAAAGATGATATCGGCATTTGCTCCGGGGTGCTTTATTCAGAAAATGGCAGCTATCTAATAAGTGAAAAATACCAAAAAGGATTACGATTTGAGCTTGATCGGGGAATGCTTATCAGGCATCCAAGCATAAAAAATATATATAAGGTAAAAAATTCAATGTATGTTTATGCCGACCAGGTAGTTAATTTTTTCTTAGCAAAAAGAGAGGTTTTTGATGAGGTTAGATGGGACAATAGAATCAAGGTGGGGTGGGAACATTTAGATTTTTTCTTGCAATTGAAAAAAACAAAATGGAAGGTTGCAAGCTGCCTTAATTCTAAGGCAATCCATATGAATTCAATACATGACCCCAATTATAATTATTTCAGAAGGTCAGTATCAAATAATTATTTTTATAGCAAATGGAATATCCATAGGGTTTTAAATAGGTTCTAACAATGCCGACAAGAAAATTAGGATTCTCAGCACTTTTAAAAGCAGTATATTTACGCCTTACAACCGATCTTACGGACTATGCATTTTACAATCACGTGCCGGAAAACACAGCCTACCCTTATCATGTTATAGGCAAATTAATGGGAGTGCGATCCGCAGAATTTACAACTAGAGATACTGAGGGGGAAGATAATGCTTTTCAGATAGATAGTTGGGTGGATCAAACTTCTGGATTGGGCGATAAGGCATGTGCTGATATGCAAAATAATATTATTCAGGCATTGACATCATCTGCATTGTCCATTGAGGATTATAATGCTATTTATTTTAGGCTGGATTATGCGGGAATTATGCTTGATCCGGAGAATCCGGAATTAGGTTTGAGGCATGGAATTCTAAGATTTAGGCAGGATATGAGTCCTGTTTAGAAATATAAATGATTTTTAAGGAGGTTTAAAATGGCAACTGCTACTTCAGGAATGACGGGTCATTTAGCGACCCTTGCGGTAGAAGGTGCGGCAATCGCAGAAAGCACAGATTTTTCCTTGCATTGCGGACAGGCTGTGGTTGATCTGACCAACAGGGACAGTGCTTACTGGCGACAGTTGGTCACTTCAACAAGAGATTGGTCTATATCAGGTACTGGAAACTATTTTGTTGCAAACATTGGTAAAAAGGTGCTTCTCGATCATTGGGAAAAGCGTGATGCTGGTTCTATAGCTACTCTCTATATCGACGTTATTTTCACTTTTGCCGATGGTGCTGTAACGGCTACAGGTAAAGCTTTTCTGACAAGTCTGGACTTCCCTTCTCCAGATGCCGGTGCCGCTGTATTCAGTTTTGCGCTTGAAGGGACTGATGCATTAGCTCTTTCTGCAAGTTAAGAGAGGGGAGGATTAAACAAATGCCAGTTAAGTCTATCCCTATCAAATTAGACAAGCAGAGACGGCTTTGCTTCGATTTCAATGCCTTTGCTGAACTTCAGAGAGAGTGCGGAATTTCATTTTTCGATCTACAAAAGTTCGTAAATATCGCTGCAATGAGGAAAGGTGAAAAAGCAGGAATGATGCTTCCGTTTTATGAATTGCGGGGATTCATTTGGGCAGGGCTTCTTGATGAGACCCCCGACATCACACTCAAAGAGGTAGGAAAGATATTAGATGATTGTATCATGGAGCAACCGGAAAAAATAGGAGCGAACCTGGTAGATGCGTTAATGCAGAGCACCTTTTTCAAAGAGGCTAAAAAAAAAGCGGTGAGGCCGAAGACGGTAAAGAAGAGGACTGGAGCAAAAAAGACTACATCGAAGAAAGTTACAACTTAGCATTGAAAATTGGGCTTCGGCCTTGTGAGTTCTGGAAGCTAAAGCCTGTCGAGCTTGCCGATATAGCGGAGTCATATTTTGAAAGAGAACGAGATAAAGACAAGCAAGAGTGGAGACGTGTGGCTTTTATCGCCTCATGGATTATTAATACGGCAGGCAAGACCTACAAGCGGGATATCAGTGCAAATGAATTGGTTAGCTTCAAAGATGAGGTAAAGAAAGAGGACTTAAAGCCGTTAAGTCCAGAAGAACAGGAGAGGAGAACGCAAGAAAGATTGCAGTTTCACAAGAAGAAATTCTGGGGTCTTCTCAAGACAGATAAGGAAGGCAAGGTGAAGATTTTTGACGAAGAGGATTATAAGGCTTTGCAAGAGAAAAGGAAGAAAATAAAATGAAGGTAGGCGAACTCTTCATAGTTATTGACACAAAATTAGACCGCTTTAATAAAGGCATGTCCGATGCAGAACGGGCTATGGTGAGAGTCGGGACTAAGTTTACCGCTATCGGCAAAAAGATGACAATGATGGTCACCTTGCCGATTCTTGCCCTGGGTGCTGCCGCCGTGAAAGTAGGTGCTGATTTTGAGCAGAGTATAACTAATGCTTTTGCTGTTACAGGTGCAAAAAGCGAAGAAGTTAAAAAAAGAATGGAGGCACTTGCCCGAACAATGGGTGAGTCTACTGTTTTTTCAGCTAAGCAGGCTGCTGATGCAATGTATTGGATGGCCAGTGCTGGCTGGAAAATCGAACAGATGACCGATGCCTTAGAGCCAACCCTGGCTTTAGCAGCAGCCACTCAATCCGATCTGGCCTTTGCGACTGAGACTGTCATTACTACACTCAAACAATTTGGGTTGCAAGCAAGCGATGCAGAAAGAGTTTCAAATGTTTTTGCGGCAGCAATCAGCAATTCACAAGCTACGCTAGACAGGCTGAAAGAGTCATTGAAATATATCGGTCCGATGGCCGATAAAATGGGTTGGTCAATAGAAGATACGACTGCTATTTTATCAGCATTCTATGACATAGGAATTGAGGCCTCAATGGCTGGAACGGCTCTCAGAATGGCATTTTCTCAACTTGCAGCCGGTACTCCTAAAACCCAAAAAGCCCTCAAGGAACTTGGCTTGACTATGGCCGATGTGAATCCAGAGACAAAGAGTCTGGGAGAAAT